ACTTACCTTAAAAAAATTAATTTCAACTGAGAATTTCGCTAGCGAATTATGATTGACAACCCATTACCAGATCAAGTTATGCAAGAAATGGATACGATCCAAAAAGCTTCTGACTTTGAAGACTATTGTAAAAACCATGCAATAGAAATTGCTAAACACTACAAAGTACATGATGAATTACATGAAGACTTTGCAGAGTGGTATCACAATTATATGTCTCAAAATCCTGAACTGTTTGAACCTACTTTTATTCTTCTAGATTCTGATTATATAGTCGATTGGTGGAAGGATAATGGAGAATACTTTGATGACTTTAACTCACCTTATATGGAGATTACAAAATGACTAAAGACCAATTTATTGAAGAAGTTTATGAAATTGCTTTTGGTGATAATGCCATCAATCGCAACTTCACACAAGAAGAAGTAATTGCTGAATTAAAAAAGTTTAGTGATGATGCTATCAAATGGGAGGATCTTCCATACATAGATAAAGTAAGACTAGATCCTGATTTCGAACCAAATGATCACGAAATGATGTCTAGCTTCGGTACAAAATGGCATGATGGATTATGACTGATTTCGTTCCAATGACACGTTATTCTAGGTGCAAGAGATACTCAGGGGCATTAATAAAATGTCCTGAGTGTAATTCAGTTGCTACTATCTATCATCTTTCTTGGTCAGCACTTGGCTGTCAAAACTGCAAAGCTATGATAGATAAATACGATTGGTTTATAGAAAAAAGTAAACATTCAAAATTACAGGATTATGCCTAAAGGTAAATACTACGAATATCAAATTAAACGTGGTGCTTTAGATGATGATTTTCTTTCTGGTAATATTGATAAATTTCAATATGCCAGAGAGTCTCTTGACCTAGACTTGAAATACGAACCATACATCTTAGCTCAGACTATTAATACCGAAATTGCTAAAAAACAACATGAACAAAATTAACTTTCCTAAAAATCCTTATAAAGGTCAGATTTTTTACTACCCAGAGACAGAAGATATTTTTGAATTTATTATTCCTGATGCAGAATTATTATTTCAACGATTAGATAAACCACGTTGGATTCTTATTACTAATCAAGATTTCTCTAGACCTGATTAAGCTGCTACTAATAAATCTTTCTTTACCATCTCTTGAAACTCTGCTACCTTCTCTTTAAATAACGCACCACAACCTATCAACTCCATAGCAGTTACCCACCGAAGTTGTAATCCGTTCTTCCTTATTATACATATCAATCCCCTTTTTGCTCGAACTCCAGTCTTTTCATATAGACCTTCGTTATACGCTCCTATCTGTAATAAGTGATCCTGTAAATATTTTTCTGGTTTATCTGTATCTTTTCCGTATGTTTTGAAATCTACTATCGTTAGTTCTGAATGGCCGTCAGGGTTTTCTGTATCTATTAAAGCGTCACATTGACCAGCATATCCTGATGAATGGTTTACATTAAATTCACTAAGATGAATGGCTTTTATATCTTCTAAAAAGGGTTGTATATTTCGGGTGTACTCACTACACGCCCATTGTTCCTCGACTTTATTTTTACCATGTATGGCATTTTGTAATGCCCAAGTTGTGATTGCTTGACTAGGCCGTGCCAAGCCATCTTCATAAGTTTTCCAACCATTGCGTTTGTTTGCTGAATTTATAGCCAGTATAGACGCTCTTTTTAAAATTCTCTCGCAATATGAATGAACCGCAGTACCAATACTGCAAGCTAAATCTCTATACTCTATTGAACCTGGTTTTTTAGTCCATTTCATTAATGCTGCTTTTTGTTCAGCAGGTGCAGTATGTTTTAATATCGAAGTTACTGAATGATATTCTCTCTCTTCCTCATCTCTATAAACTCGGTGCTGACCAGAATCATCACGCACCAATGATGAATGACGTAAACCCGCTAATAATGTTTGCCTGTCCTGATCTTGAGGTAAGGCAAGAGTCATTTGTTTATAAAGATTTTTCTTAACTTTAACTGGCTTACGCTTGAATTGCAAGATAGTCATTATTCATCGTAAAAATAATATGGTCTAAATCTTATTGCCAATATAACTAAAGCATCTATCCATATATGACCATATCGAAATTGATGTTCTTCTTCAATCTCTCCAGTTACAAATTCCCAAAAAATTGAAACGAAATTATCAAAACTTTCTAATTTATAACTTGGTAAGTAAGTTTCAAATCTTCGTAGAGCTTCCTCTGTTGAGGATCGAGGTAAAATACTTTCTACATTCGGATAGAAAAGTATCTGTTTCATTAAATTAATCATTAACAATACTGTGAATAATTAAAATATAGCAGCTAGTTCATACAAAAAACCTAGTCATACTAAAGGTTCTTGTTTTAACTTGTTTAACATTCAACGAATGTACTTGATTGTTTAAACTTCTTCTAAAAAAAAGATACATCCGTTAGCTATTTTAACTATTACAAATTATTAACTACTCAAGCTGAACCTAAGTAGCTGTTTTAATAACTCATCTTCTCCTATCTCATTAATTAAATCTAATTTATTTTTAGATAAATCTTCAAAGATCTTAAACACTTTACTGTTTTCAACTTCTTCATTACTCGGAGGAAATAACAATAAAATTTCTAAAATGTTCCATTTTATTTGAGTGTCTTTTTTCCAATGTTTATTTTCAATGAAACCTGATCTTACTGAATTTGTTTTACATCTATAAAGTTTTTGTTTTACATTTTCTCTAGCCTTTTCATTCCCTTGATTACTTAGAATATATGTAGCTCTTGAAGTACCGACCCAAGCATACCCTTCCATAAGCCATGTAATCATATTTCTCATATAAAGATTAGATTCATATTTGTACATCATCATGCAGTTAGATCTCCAATCTTCTGCACGATTTTTTCTGATTTGTCTCGCTGTTAACTCAACTCTTAACTGATCTCTTGAAACTGATTCTGGAGTATTCATAAATCTTCTTCGGTTATATCGACCCAATGAAACCAATCTACTGTAGATTTTAGAATACAATCTCCAAAATCTTTTTCTTCATATCTAAAAGTTCTTTTTAGGTCAAAATCGTAGTGAACCTGACCTATATATGGAGCTTTAGGGAAATTTATTCCCATTGATGATCTGAAATAAATACTCATAATCGTTACCAACCTTTTTTATTTCTATATGAATGGCTTTTTCTTCTGAATTTAAGGACATTATCACTTTTTGGTTTCATTGAAGTTAAATGCCAACCATTTCCTTTCGGACACTCGTAAGTATATGAATGACCTTTTCCTTTGGCTCGCATGTCTGCTGCAATGATTTTTGCTTCTTCTTCGGATCTGTAACTGATTTTATCGCATTTATAACAATGATCTAAAACTATAAATCCTTTCTCTTGAATGTAACTTTGAAGGTTTAAAAAACTAAGTCTTTGCATTTATATAGCTATTTCCTCCTTATGTTCAATAACTTCAGGTCTGGAAGAATGGACACTTAATTTATTTTTCATTACAGGTGCAAAGTAAGTATCAATACTTCTTCTAATTAATTCAGAGATAGAAGTTCCAGGTCTTTTATGCTCATTCAATAATTCGTACTGTGATTTTGTTATTTGAATAGAAATCCTATGTAAAGCATAAGGATCAGGTGATTGAGTCATGATAAATAATATATATGGCATCATTCTAATATATACAGTATGTCTTTGCAACAATATCTTTACATAAAAAAACTGCCAGAGGTTGGTCTGACAGTTCCTTTTCGTATGGGCAATGACCCTTTTCTATTAGCCTCCGAATGGATCTTCGTAAGATAGTAGTTTTGTTAAATCAAAGCCTTTTGACTTTGTTTTTTCCCAAGCTGCTTCCAACTCAGGTTGATCATCTTCATCTTGTGGTTCGATTTGAATATCGTAATTCCAACGACCTCCTTCTCTATCTAATGAAAGAGAAAGATCCCATGCCATGAGATTTTTATACTTTCTGTTTAAAGATAGTTTTCTGATCTTGCTAAGAATTTGATACTGGTCTGCTTCTAAGATACGAACCATTTTGTTCTTGTAATCAAAGATAGGCCAAACGTAAGTTTCTCTTGGATCTGCTGGTTCTGTACTTTGGAATTTTGTTCCTCTTGTATATGAACCACCCATTTCAGTTAGAATTTCTTCTTCTGTGGGTTTTTTTAAGAATCTAAAAGATTTACCTTTTTCACCGTGAACAGATTCACCGTAGATCTTCCAAAAGATTAGGGGATCTTCTTCCAATAATGCGAAAGAAACTGGTTCTTTTGGATCAACCTTTGATGGGTTTAAATAAGAAGAAACGAGTGGGCGATCACCCTGTTCTTCTGCTTTTTTGACTTTTTCTTCAAAAGTGGCTGAAAATTTCATAAATGTGAAATTGTTAAATAGCGTTTGTAATCAATGGGCAAAATATCTTTGCACAATCTCATTCTAATAGCTTGACCCTGATTTGTAAATGACCTAAACTAAGAAAACCTCCGAAATCTGTTCAATAACAAAACAGAAGTTCAGAGGTTTCACTTACCCTAATAGAATGATACATGACAATTATTAATTTCGTCAAGACTCTACCCGAAAACCTAGTCTACGCTCCAATATATAAAAAAGATTCTTTAATGAAGTCAGGTCGAAAGGCTACTGGCAAGAATCCTTTGGAAGAATCATGGGAAAGAGATTTTGATAACCACGACCTAGAACTAGCAATAGAGAAGAATCCTGACCTTCAAGCTGTTGGACTTTATACAGGAATTAGAGGAAAAGGGATTGTAATTCTTGATATTGATAAAGATCACGCAGTATTAAAAAGAAAATGGTCTGAAACGCTTATAGGTGCTCCTAAGATTACTTCTACAAAGAAAGACGCAGCAAAATATATCTTTACCGTTCCAGAGGCTTTATGGGGTGATGTGAAAGGTCATGGGCTTCGCAAAGAAGATGGTGGTAATTATGAAATACTTTGGGGAAGAAGGCAGGGTGTTATTTATGGTGCTTACCCCGGTGGACATAGTTCAGAAGAAGGCTTCTACAAATTAACTGGAGATCTTTTCAAGATACCTGTAGCTCCTGCTTGGTTATTAGCTGAAATGAAAGCTCCTCCAAAACCAGTTCAAAATAAAAAAGACTTAGATTTTAGTGATAGAACTGAAGATGAAATCTCTCAGATTATCCATGAATGTCTTTCCGTTATTTCTCATCAAGGTTTAGGTAGTAGAGAACATTGGGTCAGAGTTGGAATGGCAATTCATTCTGCCCTTCCTAGTGAAATGGGTTTGGCATTATGGTCTTTCTGGTCATCTCAAGATCCTGACTTTGCAGGAGAATGGGAAGATGCAGGAGATCACGATACTCCCTGTACTACTGCTTGGTATTCATTTAAAAGTGGTGGTATTGGTTTAGGCACTCTTATCTGGTTAGCTGATAGAGAAGATCCTGAAAGACATAGATTCTCTGCTGAGAACAAAAAGATTGTTAGCCAAGCTGAAGATAAACAAGTTCAAGAAATTAGAACCTCTACTCTTGATTTTGGTGAGGTCATTAAACGTGCCAAAAACATTCTTGATTTAGATAATCCTGCTGAGATGAACTACAAGTTAAATACTTTGGCATTAAAAGCAGGTTATAGGGATCAGTCATCTTTGGAAAAACTTATTGTTGACCAAATTCAATATGAAAGCCAAAAAGGTATCCTAGATTTAGCTGACCTTTATGCTTTAGATATTCAGAGGGAATACTTGATACCCGACATTCTTCCCACTCCTTCAGTTGTTCTTATATATGGTGCTGGTGGTGATGGTAAATCCATGAGTGCTTGGACAATGGCAAAACATATTGCTACTGGAGATCCTTTCCTTGTTAGGGGCAGTAAAGTTCCTGTAGAAAAAGGGCCAGTTCTTTTATTGAATGGAGATCAACCTCTTTCTCAGTTAAAAGAACAACTCGAAGAAGTTAATCTTCCTGTTGATAGCAACGTAAAAATTCAAACTGATTGGCAGTTACAAAGGTATGCTCAGTTCATTAAGTTAATGCAGGAACATAATCCTAAGTTAGTTGTTATTGATTCTCTCATTGGTTGTAGTGGCGGTAGAGCTTTTGATGAAAACAAATCAGATTTTGCTCAACCTTTATATTGGCTTACCAGAAATAATGGGGTTCTTTTCCCTAAGACTACGATTCTTATAATTCATCATGCCAATAAGAATGGTGGATTTAGAGGGACATCTGCTATCAGAGATGCTGTTGATGAAACTTGGAAACTATCTAAACCAACTCAGGAACAGGTAAATAAAGTTGGTCGCTCCAGTAGATTTATTACCATTGAAAAATCTAGGTCTGGAAGAATGGGAACTCAAATGGTTATGAAGATGAATGATGACCTTACATTCTCTATCGCTGATTACACTCCAGAAATTTCTAACGATAGTGAATCTCCAACAACTGTTCAGGATAAAGTTCTTCAAAAGCTAAGAAAAATTCACCCAGAAACTTACACCATTAATCAGATGATTCACGATCCAATGGTTGATGGTAAAGATGCTGCTATTCGCAAATCGTTCCAAAGATTAATTAAAAAAGGTCTTATTGAAGTAGTAGAAGATGAAGATTCTAATAAGTCTTATAAAGCTATCCTCGCACGGGGAGAGGGTGCATATCTTGTCCCATTAGAAGAATCTTAGTTATACCAAGTAGTTTCGGTGGGACAACTATGTGAGACAAAATAGATTGTCCCATTGTTTTTGGATCGTGAGACAATTATACTTGTCCCATACCCTTGTCCCACACCAAATCAATGTACTGGAGCGTGATTATAAGGAATGGGACAATTTCAGCCACTCTCCCCAGGGGAAATATGACAAAACAACAAAAAATCGAAGCTGCAAAACAAAGGATTGCTGAATTGGAACGTCTAATTAAAGCTTGGCAATCAAAAAGTTAATACAATGAGAATATGATAGTATTATTTTAAAAGACGTTAATGGCTGAACCTAATAAAAAACCTCATGGTAATAAAAAGTATTATCATGTTTTAATAGATATAAACAGAGGAGAGTTATTTGATAAATACATTAGGGAAGAACTAAAAATTAAACCTACTTCTTGGATTAGAGATGTTGTCTATAAATTCTTACAAGATAAGATTGACAAAGAAGAATACAATCAAGCTCTAAAAAAAGACGAGGAAAATTGGAATAAAGCAATTCAAAACCGATTACAAGGTAGAGCTTTATCCAGAATACTTGGCAACATAAGAAAAAAATCAACACAAAATGAGTGACTCAAAAAAATTACAAAGACTTAAAGAAATTAGACGTAAAAATTTAGAGAAAAATTTATTAGATGTTCAACTGAAAGGGCAAGATCATTATATTTTTATTAACGATAGTAATAAAGCTCAAGTTGTTTTTAAAGATGGAAAGTGGATTACTGATCATATTAGAACAGCAGTCCTAAAATTTAATTATGAAATAGACAAAATAAAAAATTTATTGGTACGAGATTTTACTGATGAAGAAATTAAGGAATACGAAAAAACTTTTTTATAGGATTTCTTGGCTTTCTTTTTCTTATTTCTTTTACAACAAGATTAGCCTCTAGTTCTACTAACCTTCCTAACATTGAAGCTAGAAAAACATCTTGCTCCAGTTGATGTCTGATGAGATGGGTACAGTATCTTTTTATATTGTCATAGTCATTGCTCTTCATGATTTCTCTACATCGCATTTCAACATCTAATTCCAATTCTGGAGGTGCTGGTTCTATATCAATGTTGAGAAATTTTTTAATGCTCATTTTACTGGAAATAATTTTTCCTCAATCATTTTAACGATTGCATCATCTACATCATTATCAGATTTAGCAGCAAGATCTTTCAAGAGACTTACAGCAGCTTTTCTCAATGATTCAGATTTTCCAAATTTAATAAATAAACCGATCAGAAACTTTGACATTGTTTTTTATGTTCTTTCCTAAACATACCAAACATTAGCGGTTTTGGCCTTCTATCCTACTCACCACCTTTTCTAGTTGATTTATTCGATTAAATAATTCTCTAATATCTCTTTCCCTTCGATTACTCATATTAGATAAAACCATAAGAAAAGCGGTGGCTGCTGCTCCTATTAACGCTCCATAAACTTCTGGCATTTGCTTAAATTCGTAATTATGTCTAGTATGACTAATAAAACAAGTTATGGCAGATAAAACAATCGAAAATAAAAAGCAATTAGATGATGATAAACCTGACTATCAAGAAAAGATAATGTTTTTAGTAAGCACTACTGCACAAGGAGCTATCCTTGCTTGGTGTTTGATCGTCTTATCTCTTGGATATATTAAATTACCTAATAAATTATTCGGTCTTGATATTCCAGACCAGCCAAGAGTAGACAGCACGTTTGCGGCAGGTTTATTAGGAAATATTCTTGCTGGTTG